CTCACGCAGACGATCAATGCTCCGATCAACCTCGCGCGTGTTGTCCTCGATTACCAGCGTTCCGGCGAGCACTGTGTCGTTTAGCTCTTCCTGCCGCGACTGCAGCTCCACAAGAATGTCACGCAACTCTCGATGCTTGGCTACAGCTCGGTCAAGCTCTTCCTCGACCGCTTGCTGCTGCGGAGAAATCCCGCCCTCGCCCAGCATGCCAAATCCAGCAGTCGCTCTCTGCCCCAGCAGCGAATCGATGACGTTTTGTTGCTGCTGCATTTTTTCTGTCGTTTCTTCAATCGCTCGACCAAGCATCTGTTGTTGGTCAAACCGAATAGCGCTGCCCGTCAGCTCGTCAACCCGACGCCGCCAGTCGTCGGTTTCTCGCGCCGCGTCGCGTGAGCGCATCGCATACGTCCCAGCCAGCGCAGCAACGCCCACCAGAATGCCCGCAGGCCCGCCCAGCAGCATCATGGCGCGACTCAGCGCCGTGACTGATGCTGTTGCCGCCATCGCTGCGCGTTGCTTCGCTACGAAGGCGCTGGCAATGCCTAGAATGACCGGTGCCAAGCGCATTGCTGCAAACACGCCAAGTGCTGCAACAAGCAGCCTAATCGCCCGCTCGTTGTCGGCGATAAACTCAGCCAGCCGTTCCAAATCACCGCCCAACGCGTCAAGGATTGCTGACTGTGCGATGTTGGTAATGACGCGACGCAGAATATCCATCTGGTCCGTGAACTCAGCGGCGCGCTGCGTCTGCTCGGTCGAAAGGATGATGCCGAGCCGATCAGCCCTTGCGCCGAACTCGTCAAGCGCCTCCGTGCCGCCACGCAGCACACGCACCATTTCGCCGCCTTGACGACCGAACGCCGCGACCGCAATCCGCGTTGCCTCCAGCTCGTCCGGTGCCTCGGCAATCGCATCGGCCAGATCACGGAACGCAGCGTCGGTGCTGACAGTGCTGATGCCCAAATCCTGCACCACAGACGCCAACTGGCCGCCACCCGTACGCGCCTCAGCAATGCGTCGCGCAAGGCGCTGGAGGCTGCTGTTAAACGCGCCAGACGCAACGCCCGATTGACTGGCGGCGAACTCGTAGCGTTGCAGGTTCTCGACGCTAACGCCTAACTGCGCTGACATTTTCCCCAGCTCATCGGCAACGGCGATGGTCTCGTTGCGAAAACGCATAAACGCGCCAACAGACACGCCGATGCCGAGCGCGCCGAGCACGCGCCGCAAACTTTGGAGCGTGCGCGTCATGCCATCAACAGCCGTCCCCGCACCGCGTGACTCGTCCTTGAGCTGGCGCACGTCGCGGGCTGACTGCGCGATCTGCCGCGAGTCGGAGCGAAGCACAAGGCTGCGAATGTCCTGACTCATGCTGCGCTACCTCCCGGTCGCGCACGCCGCGCCTTAACGCGCCCTGCTTGAAACCGCATCAGCGTTGCCTCCACACGGCGAGAGACAGCATCGCGGTCGATCATCTCGGGATCAACCCACGGCGCGGGGCAAGCGTCTTTTCGCGCCTGCTCGTACATCGCCGCGTACGCTCCCGATAATTGCATGACCGCCTCCGCCTCGAATGCGTCAAGCTCGACGCCCGTTACTGCCTGCCACGCTGCCAATTCCTGCCATGTGATCGGCATGGACCCCATACCAGACGGCAGCACCGGCCCGACTGAAAACAGATACTCCACCAACTCAGGAAACGTCCCAATGTCCGGCGACCTTCCCTCGTACGTTTCGACGCGCCGCTTTTTCGCTTTCTCCTGCGGCGCGTGCAACCACGCCGAAAAGCGAACGAAGGCTAGGGCGCTGTCGTAGCCTTCGCGATAAAATTTCCGCGATCCGCCTGAAACTCATCGACCTGCTCGGCAACCCACGGAAAATCGCTGTACACCATGCGCACGTTCTCGGGCGTGCACTCCAGCGGCTTGTCGAACTCAATGCCGCCCCAGTCCAGGGTCACAGCGACGCGGGTTTCCAGCGCCTCCGCTTCCCACATGTCCAGATCAATCTTGCCTGCCTTTTGCCCGCGCATTTTGCGGCGGATTTCTGCCTGTCGGCGCTTTGCAAGTTTGCTATCCGGCCCTGCGACTTTGATCCACATATCGAGCTTTTCGCCGGTTGCCGGATGGCGCAAATCAATAACCGCACCCTCGTCGCTGCCCTTTACCGTGTCAATGTCTGTCAGTTTCATGTCTGCTCCAATAATGAAAAAAAGCCCAGCGAGCAAGCGCGCCCGCTGGACTATATTACCACGCCGCTAATCGTCGATTAGCTCGATGGGTCATCGACGATAATGTCATTAGTGATCTCGACCATCACGCCAGCCGACGTGATCTGATCGACGCTGCCGACGTTGGTCGTGAACGACATGACAATCGCCTCAAAATACAGCTTGCGACCGGTCTGCAAGGTGATCTCGAAGAAGTANCCGNCATCATCGTCAACAGCCAGCTCAAGCACGCCCTGACCGTCATCGTCGCCGTCGATGGCAAGCTGCATCGCCACCTGCCCGTCATTAAACGATCCTTTGCGCTTGACCGTGCGACGAGTCGCGAGCGGGTTATGCGTGACGAGCGCATACTCGCGACCGAACTCGCCAAGATCAGTGACCTCACCGATCAGCGACCAGTCTGACAGTGCATCGAAACCGGCCTCGTCATATGTTGCCGGAGCGGTGGCGGTGACGCGAATCGTCGTGCCCGCCGACGTGAAAGCATTACTAGCCATAACAATTACCTCACGAGTTTAGCTCGGTATCCGAGCGTAACGACGAGCACATACCAGCCAGCTTCGGCTGCGCCAGGCTGCGTCTGCTGGTTTTCAATGGTTGCAGATCGCCCGCCGAAACTGATCCGCAACCCGATACGAAAATGATCGAAAATCTCTTGCACCATCGCGTCAGCCGCGCCGGTGCCCTCACCGACGGGATAGCGCAGAATGATGCGAAACAGCCCATCGGTGATATTGTGCTGCGACAGATCGAGTCCGGTTATGTCGTTTTCGAGTAGCCGCAGCTCTGCGTATGGTACACCGTTCGTCGGCGTGTACGGCGCGTTTTCAAACGCCGTTTCAATTCCGAAGTCGCCAGCGATCCAGTGATTGACGAATACTTGACGAAAGCTCATCGCCGACCTCGCGAGCGTCTAATGACCTCGGTAATCGTGCGATCCAGCCGTTGCAGGTTGCGGTCGATCATGCCGTCTTGCTGCTCCCAGTATTCGGCATAGGGCAGGTTGTTCGCGAGGAACATCACATCGCCCGACACCACATTGCGCTGCACATCGCTGATGGCCTGCGATCCGGTCGGGTCAAGCCGCTCCGTTTCGCCGCTTGCCGCTGATCCGACCGTCGTTTGCCAATTGCCGCGCAGCCGTCCGGTATCGACTCGCGTATCGCGAATAACGCCGCTGAATAGCTCGATCTGAATACCGCGCACGACCTGATCGAGCGTTACGCCAAGCTCGTCGGCTGCACGGTCAAGGTCGCGGAAGAACGTGGTCATAATGCCACCTCAGAAAATCGTGCCACCCGCGTAAACTTTCTGTTCGGCAGCGTCATCATGCCCGCACCCTCGCCGTGAACACCACGTCAACGCCAGCAGGCCGGACGCTCTCGACTTCCTCGACTGCCAACACCTCGCCGCCGATGATCGTCACGTCGCCGACCTGCGGTGCCACGTCTGGCACAAGCACCAACTGCCGGTCGGTCGCAAGAATGCGCGTACCGTCGATCAGATCGTCGGGATAGCGCCGCAACAGTCCGACGGTTTCAATGTCCTCGACCGTTTCGCCGGTGAACGATCCTGCAACGGGATCGAACGCGCCGCCAGCTGTCCTCCGCAGCGTCACCGGCTGACCGAAGCGATCAATCAGGCGGGTGGCGGTCTCGGCCATTGACTGATAGTCGAACTTGCCGCTCATGCCCTGATCGCCTCGATGGTCAGCGCACCGCCGCGCTTGAAAAGGCCGCGCAACAGCCGAGTGCCAGGCGACTGCACAACCCGATTGCCCACAACGCTTGGCGTTGCATACGCGACCTCCACAGCACCATCGACGCGCTCGCGTGTGACGGTCTGTCGATCAGGCCGGTTGTACAAATCGATGCCGTTGTGCAGATCAATCGCCAACTGCACCTGCACGGTCAGCAACAGCGCGGGCAGCTCGTCGGTGTGATAGGCGAATCCGGTAATGAACACATCACGGCGCGGCCACGCCAGCGCCTGATCGCGCGTGGCGCGATGGCCGACAAGCCGTGACTCCACCGCGTCGATGAACTGCGCGGCTTGAATCAGCAGCGTGTCGGTGGCTTCAGAATCAGGCAGCACAACGCCCAACAGCGCCGCGCGGTCAATGGCGTCCGCTCGCGTGATGTAGCTGTTGGCGTTGTCAACAACGCTGCCGTCCTCGACGATAATCATTTGTTTTTCTTCTTGCGCTTGCGGTTGTAATGACCTGGCATGGTTTTTGCCTCCTTTGTTTAACCACCCGCCTGCCCGTTATCCGGCAAGCGTGGCGCTGGATACCACAACAGATTTATGCCGACGCGCCGCGCCTGTCCTGATCGGTTAATCAGCCGAAAAACATAAGTCGTCGCCTCATCCAGAATCCACTCGGCTGCAAAGTCGTCGCTTGCCGATCCGGCGCCGCCCATCGGCCCTGTTGCGCCAGCAATGTGCGTTTCAAATATCTTTTCGCCCACGCTCGCAATTGTCGGCGCTTGGCGAAGCACCGAACCTTGCTCGCGTGCCGAATACCGCTTCCGGTTCGTCGCCGTCATCGGCGTGCCGCCCGATACGCTCGCGCCTTCGTAGATTTCAAAATCCGCCGAGCCATCGCTTGCCGGATTGATGATAAAGTGCGGAAAGTCGCCCGCTGCGGTTGTCACCGACACGTTGAAGTTTGCGCCGCTGCCCAGAGACGCCAGAATCGCGCCAGACGCAAATATCTCGCCAGAATGAATCCGCGTGTGGGTGTCCGCCACTGCAATGCGCTGACCGGCGAAAAACGACAGCGCTTTAAGCTGGCGCTCTCCGAAATTACCAAGCGTTACCAGATCATCAGGGATGCCGGTTAGCGTGTATCTGCTCATGCCTTGACCTTAACGCTGTTGTCGCCCGCGTCAATCACGTCTTTGCCCTCGGCCTCGACAAGCTGCTGGGCAGATCCCGTTTCCGCGCCCTTTTTTTGCGCCGCAGCTGCTGCAAGTGCCAGAGATAGCGTGGCGAGTCTGCGTCGGCGTAGCGGCTGCGCATCACCTGGTCGCTCACAGCACCACTTCCCAAGACTCAAGCATCGCTAGGCTCACGCCGCGCACGTCCGCCACGTCGTCAATCGACGCCCACGGACGACCAGCAATAATCCGATCAGCCAGCGCAGGCCCGACGCCGTTCAGCGCGATCAGATCGGATCGTGTGCAGGTATTCAGATTGGTGACGGTTGATGCTGGCGCGTCCGCCTCATCAGCCATCGCAGACGGTGCGAACACGACGCCATCGCCGCGACGCTCAACGGGCACAACGAACGGATCGGGATGTTTAACAGGCTGGACGGCAGGCGCTTTCGGTTCAGTGCTTTGAACGCTTGCGCCTTTAGTGGCAGCAGCCGCCTCCCGCTCGATCTGAGTGTTCAGGCGTTGACGTGCGCGGACAAAGTCGATTGGTCTCATGGCTCACCCTCTGCGAAAAAACGCCGGAGCCGAAGCCCCGGCAATAACGGCCTTACAGGGTGATGAGGAACGCCATCGGGACGAGCTTACGCTCGATGACTCGGGTGTAAATGCCCGGATTTTCAAGCTCGGCCAGCGAGAAGGTCACGCCGTTTGCAGGCACCTGCGGGCTGTCGTTGATCGCCTCGACCTTGTAGCCGAACGGATGCAGCAGCCAGGTCTTGCGGCTCCAGAGCGTTTCCTTGCCGCCGCCGTTGCCCTTCTCCGGCGCGCGATCCACCTCGACCGGCACGCGCGGCGCGCCTTCGCCCCAGCCGACAGCGTTCTCGCCGAAGATGACCGACGTGAACTTCGGCGCGTAGGCGCTGGTGGTGTCAACCGGCAGGCCATCGTCAACAATGACGCGATGCCCGAGGTAGGTCGGGATGGTCATCTGACCTTGGCTATCGGGAATGAACTCAATGTCGTCGTTATCAACCATCTGCTTGTACACGGCGCTATGCACCGCGATTGCAGAAAGCTGATCGAACGAGTCGCCCATCGTGAACGCAGCCGAGGTGAAGTTAGCGCGGGTGAACACCTGATTCGACGGGCTGGTGGCAGTCGTGGCGTCGAACACCATGTCGCCGTCATCCTCGGCGATGTTGTGCGCGACCAAACCGCTAACGGTGCGAATCAACCGACGCTGCCACTGGCGAGTCCAGTATGTGTCGAGACGTGCGCGGATGCGAGTCATGGCATCGCCGCCCATTGCAAGCTCAGCGGCTAAGTCCATCTCGTCAAAGCCCTTGTTCAGGTGGGCTTTCCGGCCCATCTGCGCGCCCTGCACGATCTTGTGAGTCGCACCGTCGTCGCTGGTGTCATCAGACAGGTTCGGAGCGTCCTCAGGATCAATGTCGCGCCAGAACGGAAGCTCAGACGTGATGCCCGGCGAGGCGGCAAGCTGATCCAGAAGCGGGTTACGCGCAATCACGCCCGACTCGTAAAACGCAGTACGCTCGGGTCCGTCAACGGGAGGCAGGTCTTGGAAAACAACAACGTCGATGATGTCGGAAAGACGAACAGGGCCGGTATTAGCCATGATAAATGCACCTCAATCAGTGGTTGACTGGGCGCAAAGGTGGCCCAGCGATTAACAAAACTCGCGTGGGCCACAGGCCCGATCATGTCGCCCCACGGGAGCTAATGACCGATAACTGACAGACAGTATAGCGGCGCAAAGGTTCAACCGTCAAGTTGGCACGGTTTTTGCGCTTACCGCTTCGCCTGCTCTGCATAGTGCGCATCACGAATGCGCTGGTATTGGTCAGGATCAGCGCGTCGAAGCTCGACCAATTCCGCGCCGCTGTACTCGCTGAACTTCTTGCCCGTTTCGCCGCTGCCGTTCGTGATCCGACCAGCGCCGTTTGCCTTTGTTCCGACAAGCAATGGCGCGAATGCGCTGTTAGTCAAAAACTCCTTTTTCAGATCATCAACCGTCAACGCCGATGCCTTGCCATCAGCGCCAAGGACACGCACCTGCGGCATACCGGCGCGAATCTCCATCGCCAGACGCCGCTCAATGTGCGGTCGAAGCACATCGGCATGGCCTGGCAGTGCAAGCTCGCTCGCAAGTTTGGATGCGGTGCTATCGACGGTCAATCGCTGGATCATGCGGTCGCGTTCTTCTAGCTCTGATTGAAGCTCCTGCTCGCGCTTGCTGAGTTTTTCGCCCCACGACTTCTCAAGCGACTCAATGTCGCCGGACTTCCTCGCGGCTTCAAGTGCGGCGGCTTCGGCCTTCTTCCGCGCCTCGGCTTTTTCCTCCAGCAATTCGCGGTTCTTGGCGTTCACCTTCTCAAGCTCGGCGCGGATTGATTCCAATTCCTCGCGGCTGATGCCGGACGTTTCCTGCGTCGGTGCGGTTTCTGGCGTCACCTGCTGTTCCTCGGTGATGTTGGTGGTTTCGTCGGTCACTGCTTCCTCGGTCGTCGTCGCTTCATCGCTCATGGGTGCCTCCAATCGTCATGATTCAATCTCAACGCCTGCACGCTGAAAAACTGTTGGCTCGCGCCGCTGCATTTCCTCCAATGTTAGCGGATCAAAACGTCGCCCAAGCTGAAGATCGGCGAACTCCTCAGCCGTCAAGCCACCATCGCGCAACAGCTTCGCCCGCGTCGGCCCGATGGCCTCGGATTGGAACTCGGCGGGCTGCTGCTTCAGCCAGCCGTAATAGGTCTGACCGGCTGGCACGTCGTCAATGCGCCGTCGATCATCGACGTTGCGCGCAGCGCGTGTGCCTTCCTCGCCCAGCACCGATAGCCTGCCATCCAAAACGGCAACGGTCGTTGACCGGCAGTTTGGGTGCAGCGGCGGTCGTGGGCCTTGCCCGACGGGAAACTCCATTCCATCAAGCGACGAGCACTGCTGAGTCGTGCGGCTGTCTAGCGTCGCCACGAATCGCACGCGCCGCACGATATCGCTGTTTTGCTCCCACGTCGCCTGCCGCGCCTGCTGGCTAACGTGCTGCACGCTAGTGCGGACAATCGTCTCGGCGCGACGTCTAATCTGCGCCATTGCGCCGTCACGGAACTGCGCGGCAACCGTGCCGGTGATCGACTGCTCGATCTGCCTGTTGGTCAGCCCTTGCGTCACGCCAATGCGGATTTCTCCGGTGATCTGCTCAACTGCTGCACGCTCCCAGCCACGGAAAAACGAGCCAAGCAACTGATCTCCAGTGACGCCGCGTGCTTGCAATGGATTATTGAACACCGCCGCCGCGATCTGCTGATCGGTCGGCAGGTCGGTTGTCGTTCGCACCAAAACATTGTCGATTGATCGCGCCTCGAACCGCGCCTCGGATCGTGCAATGCGCTCCATCTCGCGACGCCATGCGCGACGAAACTCGCGAATCGGATCGTTCAGCGCCTCTCGCGTGGCCGTCTGGAATCGCGTCAATCGTCGCAGTGTAAACGCAGTCAGATCATCGGCTGATCGCAGACGCGACGTAAGGATGCGCTGCATCTCATCGACGAATTGTTGCAGATCTTTCCACTCGCCAGACTTCAGCCGCTCAAGCATCACCTGATGGCGCGTTGCAATATCGACCAGCTCGCGTGGTGTTGACGGCATCGGCTGTTACGCCTCGCCTTGACCGTCGTCAAACGCTAACGCCATCTGACCGGAGTCCAGCAGATCGCCATAATCTTCTTCTGACCGCTCGTTGTCAAAATGCCCGACGCGTTTCATGTATCGCACATAGTCGCTAATCGGGATTGATCCCTGCACGAATCCGGCCATCATGGCCTGCAACTCCTGCGGCGACGCATCGGCGACGTTGTAATCCTGATTGATGGCGTAGGCAATATCTTCCATCTCCGGCCCCGGCGCAACGCCCATGTAACGCGCCGCCCATTGCAGAGCTTGCGTGTACGCTTCAGACGCATTGGCGGCGATCAATGACAAGACGGAATGCTGCGCCTCACGAATACCTGCAACCTCGGTCGCGGTCTTGGCTGTGCTGCCGGGCTGAAGCAAACGAGCGCCGAGCGCCAGCATCATTTCCACCTTGTCGCTCATCGCCTCGCGAACAATTGGATTCGGCGGCGGCGTTGCAAAGCCGAACGAACCGCCCTCTGGCACGCCCAGAATGTTTCGCGATCCGACGTACATGCCTAACTCCTGCATCATCTCCACGTGATCCTGCGTCATGCCGATCATGTACGGCTGCGGTTGACCGCTGTACCAAACGCTATCTTCCCAGTCGGCGCTGTTGCGATAGTGCCCGATATTGACCTCAACAATCGGCAGCATCACAGGCCGATCAACCGACGTGTCGTTGTTTTCAGCGCCGACGAAGATAAACGGAATTTCGCTCCAGCGATTGCCTTCCGCATCTGTCGGCTCGGTTGTCGATAGCACCTGCCACGCGCCGTTTTCGTTGCTCCAGAACCGTTCGGCGTAAAAGCCCTGCTCGTCAATGTAAAGCTCGCGAATGGTCTCGTAGGTGTCAACGGCGTAGCGATCCGTTTTCTCTTTCGTTTCGCGAATCACGACAAGCGATAATTTCGTCCGAGCGCCGACCGTTGTGGTGCGCCAATTGATAACCTGCTCAGGTTCAAGCCGGTGAATCGTCGCGACGAAACGCCCTTCGATCATGTCCTGCTGCGACACGCCGCTCTCAGGCGTCGGCGGAAACGAGACGTAAAGCCCGGCGCGCGACTTGCGTATCACGTCATCGCAAAGCCCTTGGCTTTGCTGGTATAGCGACGTGCCTGCGCCGTCTGCATTGTGCTGCACATAGAAAGCTGATCCGGCACCGACAGCAACGGATCTTTCCTGAACATGGTGCCAAGCAAGCCTTGCACCGTCTGCGCTGCGAATGCGTAGAAGATCGCACGCTGTCGATACCGCTGATTGCGCTCCTCGTTTTCTTCGCTTTTGTCGTGTGGATTCAGCCGAATCAGGTAGCTTTCAAGCATTCGCAATCGAGTGATGTGCTCGATTTTCTGCCAGTCTGGTCGCTCGCGTGCGTAGTCGATGTGCGTCGTGTCGATATTTGCCATTGCTCGTCCTCTCTTACCGCCTACGCTTAACGCCAAACATGTGGCCGACTTCCTGATCGCTCGATACGCCGTGCAGTTTCGTCAACCATCGCATGCCGTGCGCGTTATGATGCCACGGCTTGATCTTGCCCGGAAAGAATAGCATACGCGCAGATTTAGCGACGGGTCGATGCCGATTGTAATGGTAAACGCCTTCGAGCGCTGTCCACGTCTGCTCACCTGCGCCGAGGATGTAGGCAATCCACGCTTGATCGCTTCCAAGGTGCTTGGCTGTCGCGGCTTCGGCTTCGCTTGCATTCCACCGTGCATAAACGGATGACCTTGCGCCAGCGTCCATCGTAATCAGAGCGCCGTTGTACAAGCGAACAGAAGATCCTGCAATGCGAAAATCATCGGTTGAATGCACGATGTGGTCGATGTTACCAAGAATCGCAACGTCCAAATCCATGCAGATGATCCGCTCGCCATACGTTGCAGCAGCATCAGGCCGGAACATATCGAGCCGTCGGTAGCACTGCGGATGCCCTTGCGCCGTTGACCAGTAGCGGTTACGCACGCTCTCCCATTCTGGTAACGGGATGATGTTGATTGACGGATCAATGCCGTCCGGCTGATCGGTGACGCACGCCAGACGATACTCGCCGGTCGTGTTGGCGCGCACCATACGCGCCCATGCGTTGACGTGCCGGTGATCGTACTGCGTCCGACAGTCCTTGTCGCGCCAGAGCCATGTCAAGACGGTTGGTGTGGTTTGTCCGATCACAGCACCTGCCCGTCCTTTTCGCGTTGTCGCTCGCGCCAATGCTCAGCCGTGGTTTTGTCNCCGTCGATCAATGATGGNGTCCTGAATCGGCCATGATAGACGTACAGCCCGTTGATCCGCACGGCCTGATAGCCTGCATCAATCACCCGTTTGCACAGCGTCCAATCCTCTTGGAACATGCCGCGTGCGGGAAAGCATCCAGCCTTTCTCCACGCCTCGACGCGCACCAGCAGGAAAAACAGCGCGAGCCTATGATCTAGCTTGGCATACGTCCCGCGCTGCTCGCGGTAGAC